AACTGTGCCTGGCCGCCATCTGCATCGACGAGCGTCACCCCGACCGGGGCGACATGCCGCGCTGCACGCTCGCTACTGAATCGCGCGAATGGTGGCCACTGCTCCGCACCGGTGCGCTCGTGCTCCGAGGGACCGAGTGTACCGCCACCGGCAAACCACGACTGTTCGATATCGACTAGAGGGGAACGAGCATGTGCAGCCCATTCAATTACGCGCTCTTGAGGTTTCCTCCCACCAAGTGGGATGAGATGGACGACTACAACGGATTGAGCGAGCAGGTTCACGTAATCGCCGAAGAGTCCGGTGAGTGTGCGACCGCACTTCGCAAGGAGGGGCCCGAACGACTCGCGTACGAATGCTGGGACGTGATCCAGGCAGCCGAAGGCGTCTTGAGACGGCTTGGGGGCAATGGCGTGGACATCAAGGCTCAGCGTGATGCAGTCGAGAAGCGATGTCGTGAGCGCGGCTACTACGACCTACAGTCTGAGCAAATCGCACTCGACGCCGGCGGGACCACATGCCGGGCAGGGGCCAGGATGCCTGAGTTCTTCCGAACCGGCTACGTGAGAGTGACGCTCTTCAAGCCGTCAGGGAAGTTCTACACGTCGGAGGACTGGCGCATCCCCGAAGAAGCGATAGGCCCGTTCGACATGGGCAAGTCGCCGGATTTCCGCCGGATCGACGGCGGCGCAGTGCTCGTCCCTAGCCACAGCCCGTGGGGATTCCCGCACCTGTTCCCGTCTACAACAGAGGCCGCAGAATGACTGATCGCGAGACTGACTTGCTGGAAGTAATCGACGCGATCGACCCGGCGGCACTCGATTACCAGGAGTGGGCACAGATCGGCATGGGCCTCAAGCACGAGGGGCACACGGCGTCGGACTGGGACCGGTGGTCGCAGCGCGACAGCCGCAGGTACCACGCGGGTGAGTGCTTCCGGAAGTGGGACACGTTCCGCGGCTCCGACAAGCCCGTGACCGGCGGCACCATCGTCGCGATCGCGCGTGACCACGGTTGGAGGCCGCCTGCTCGCGACACCGGCTACGCGCTCGACTGGGACAGCGTCATCGGCCCGCGTGAGGACAAGCGCGCCATCGTCGCTGACGTGGCGTGGGTCGAGGGTGAGGACATCACGGAGCCCGACGACGCGACATGGGACGCCACCGGTGAGCTCATCAGGTATCTGGAGACGCTGTTCGAGGCCGGGGAGAACGTCGGCTACGTGACCGGCTCATGGGAGAAGGACGGCCGGTACCTGCCGAAGAAGGGCAACTACGACAGGACCGCGGGCGAGCTCATCCACGAGCTTTCCAAGAGCCGGGACTTCGGCCGTGTGTTCGGCGACTTCGACGAGGCCGCGGGCGCGTGGATCCGCTTCAACCCGCTCGACGGACGTGGTGTGAAGAACGAGAACGTCACCGAGTTCCGGTACGCGCTCGTGGAGTCGGACGACATGCCGGTCGCGCAGCAGAACGCCATCATCCGGCAGTTGGAGCTCCCGGTCGCGGCACTCGTGCACTCGGGCGGCAAGAGCCTGCACGCCATCGTGCGGGTGGATGCTCCTGACTACGACGAATACCGGAAGCGCGTCGACTACCTGTACGACTTCTGCAAGAAGAACAAGCTCGCGCTCGACACCCAGAACAAGAACCCGTCCAGGCTCTCCAGGATGCCAGGTGTTACGCGCAACGGTCGTAAGCAGTTCCTGGCGGACACGAACATCGGCAAGGCCAACTGGGCCGAGTGGCGTGCCTGGGTTGATGAGGCCGAGGACGTGCTCCCGGTCGACGTGACGGACTTCTCGGACGAATGGGACGAGGAGATCCCGGCCGAGGCCTCGGTCGTAGACGGCATGCTCGCCGAGAACGAGAAGATGATGCTCGCCGGTCCTGCGAAGGCCGGTAAGACGGTGGCGCTCCTCGAGCTCGCATGCGCTGTCGCAAGCGGCGGCACGTGGTTCGGGGCGAAGTGTGAGCAAGGCGACGCGCTCTTCGTCAACTTCGAGCTCAAGCGCGAGAGCAGGATCCGCCGCGTGAAGCAGATATACGAGGCGTGCGGGTACTCGCGCGAGAGCGCCGGCCGCCTGCACTTCCTGGACCTGCGTGGGCACTCGGCACCGCTCGAACAGCTCATCTCCAAGATCGTGCGCCAGACGGTCAAGTACCAATGCTCGCTTCTCGTGCTCGACCCGATCTACAAGATCATGCAGGGCGACGAGAACAACGCCGAGGCCGTGGGCGCGTTCTGCAACCAGCTCGACAGCCTGGGCAGGCAGCTCGGGTGCTCGATCGTGTACTGCCACCACTACAGCAAGGGCCAGCAGGGCCAGAAGTCATCGATGGACCGGGCGAGCGGGTCCGGCGTGTTCGCGCGTGACGCCGACGCACTCCTGGCGATGACCGAGCTCGAGGTCACCAAGGAGATACTGGCGGCGTACGTGAACCACTCCGAGTGCGCGTTCATCCCGCGCTGGCTCGAGGAGCACGGGCATGCAGGTGTGCTCGAGGACGTGCCGCAGGACGTGCTGGTGGTCGCCACAGCTCTTCGTACGGCACTCGTGGAGCTTCTCCCGAACAAGGCCATGAACGCGCTCATAGCGGCACTCGACGAGCTTGGTGAGGCCATCGGCAAGGCGAGCGCATACCGCATCGAGTCCACGCTCAGAGACTTCGCTCCACATCCACCGGTGAACGTCTGGTACAGGTTCCCGGTGCATGAGGTGGACACCGTCGGGATACTGGCTGATGCACAGATCAAGGACCTCATCGACCCGGTGAAGAAGGCGAAGGCTGTCCAGTCGAGCATCCGCGCCAGCAAGAAGGAGATCATCGAGGCGCGGGAGCTCGAATCGATCAGAAGCGCGATCGACAACGCGAACCTGGGCGAGCCGCCGACAGTGCGTCAGACGATGGAGTACCTCGGGCTCGACGCGTCCGATGAGGCAGCGAAGAAGAGGTTCAAGCGGAAGCTCCCGACCATCGATCACGAGATCGTGTGCGTCGACGCGTCGCTGAATCTGTACGTCATCAAGCCGAAAGCCGGTGCACATCATGAGGGGTAGGACAGGGGGTCGGACAGTGTGTCGTCCTACGGGGGCCGGACAGGGTCGGACAACCCCCGTCCGACGGGGGTCGGACAACCCCCCTACTACAAGTAGTAGGTGTGTCGTGCACACCCCCCCAGGGGTGGGGGTCGGGCCGGGCTGCGCCCGACACCTCCACCCCCAGGGAGGCGGTGCACTCCCGCGCTGCCTGTACGACCGTCGGTCAAAGCGAGGTGCAGACCGATGACGATCGAGTTCTTCATGCCGATGGTGCCGCCGACGATGACCCATCAGGACAAGCAGCTCGCGGTGAAGAAGAACGGCAAGCCGGTGATGTTCGACTCGGCCGAGCTCAAGGCGGTCCGGGCGAAGCTCCGTGATCACCTGGGACCGCACGTCGGCGACATCAGGCTTAACGGGGCGTTGAGGTTGATGACCAAGTGGTGCTGGCCATGTGAGGGCACCGGGCACGGCAACGGCGAGTACCACACCGACAAGCCAGACACCGACAACGTGGCAAAGACGCTCAAGGACGCGATGGAGGACGTGGGAGCGTTCGCGGTAGGCGACCAGCAAGTGGCGAGCGACATCACCGAGAAGTTCTGGGCCGACGTGCCGGGCATCTACGTGAGATTGGAGGAGCTGACATGACGGGACTGTTCCCGAGGACACCCGAGGAGGCGCACGAGCATCTGGGGCGCGTGCTCGACAACGAGCGGAAGATGCGCAAGCTGATGCGCTCGCAGAAGCCGGACGAGTACCGGTACTGGACGAAGCGGATCGGTGAGATGGACGAGGCGCTCGAGTGCCTCGAGGTGCTGAAGCCGGTACAGGGATGAGCGACGTGCTGCTCTGCCGGACGTGTCGATCGTGGAACGCCGAGAGGCTGGCGCATCCAGAGCTTGGGGAGCGAGCCGGATCCATGCGGATCTGTGACAAGGGGCACGAGACACACGCGGGTAGCTGGAAGCCGTGCTGGATGCCTCGGACACCCCGACAGCTGGCACAAGAAGCGAACGACGAAGGGAGACTGTTCTGATGAACGATGTCTACGAGATGGCGAAGGTGCTTGCTGGAGACTCATCACGGAAGAGGGTCGTGGACGCAAGCGATTACGGCACGATGCCGAACGTCGAGTTCGTGGAGGCCGTGTTCTCCACCAACGACCGGGACTCGAGCCGTGAGGTGCTCACGGAAGTCATCGACCGGCTTGCCGCCGAGGCGAAGCACTACGAGGCTGTGGCGCAGAAGTCCGTCAATGCCCGGGAGGCGCTCGATACCATAGGTGAGCTGATCGACACGGCACAGCGGCACAACAGGGACATCCCTTGGTCGCGCATCCAGGACGTCATCCGCAGCGTCGAGAAGGAGGAAGCGGAATGAGCATCCGTGACATCATCGAGGCGGCAGAAGCCGACTGGGTGATAGACAGCAGACACGGTGTCCCCGGAGTTCTCTACCTTAATCACGAAGTGGATACGCGATTCATCTTCACCTTCGACCCCGAGCATGTCGCCCTCATGGAAGCCGTGTGCGAGGCGGAGGACAACGGCACTGATGCTGAGTTGACCACCGCCGGTGCCGCCCTCCAAGCCTACCGGAAGGAGCGTGGACTGTGAGCATCACACCCATCCCCGAGTTGGAGCGGCTACTGTTAGTGAAAGCAGATGCGGAACGCGCACTGAGGCAACCGGCCCCGAAGACGTATGCAGACCTTACGCTTGGCAGAACATACCCGTTTCGCCGCGATGACCTTTACGACGCTCTCACCGACGACACCCTCCGCGCGATGGTGAACGTGGCGAAGGCGGACGACCCCGAGCCGCAGATGTACGACTACCGGGACATCGACGGAGAAACGCATCAGGCGGTACAGGGCTGGCACGAATGGCGTAAGCGGCAAGACCTCCGCGCCGCGCTGTTCCCCGAGACTTCGGACGCAGGTCCTGACGGCGTGTAGCCGTGGCAGGCGCCCGCGAAGCGCGCGTGACGATGTGAGCCTCGACTCGAGCCGGAAGCGGCCTGAGCGGGGCTCTCGTCGCGTCTGGCGGTGACGGACTCGGCATCATCGTGGCATGAGCGACCGACTGACGCCCAAGCAGGAGAAGTTCGTCAACGCACTCGTGTCAGGCATGAGCCAACGCGAGGCGTACATGTCGGCGTACATATGTTCGAGGTGGAAGCCGGAGACGGTCGACAGCCAGGCGTCGCGCACGATGGCGAATCCCAAGATACGCGCAAGATACGACGAGCTGGTCGCAGAGGCGGCCGAAGCGGCCTGCTGGACCCGTGAGCGCGCGATCCGTGATCTGCTCGAGGTACGTGACATCGCGCTCGGTCACATCCGGCAGACCCGGAAGATGCGTGCTCACTTCGACATGAACTCCAAGCGCGACCTTGCGGACCTGCCGGCTAACGCGGTCAAGCTCGTCGTGAGCTCGACGGCCGAGCTCAACAAGCTGTGCAACCTCTACGACGGGGCGGGCGGCGACAGCAGTAAGGTCGTCATCGTGGACAACATCCCGAGGCCCGAAGATGGCTGAGGTCATACTCGACGAGGTCATCGCGCCGAACCACTACGGATTCCACCGTGACGTGACCGGGCATGCGGCGACGCATTACTGGCTTGCCGGGGGCCGCGGCTCCACGAAGTCATCCGCGACATCGCTCGAGATCCCGCTCCTGCTCATCCGCAATCCCGGCGTGAACGTCGTCGTGCTGCGCAAGGTCGCCAAGACGCTCCGGAAGTCCGTCTACGCCCAGGTGAAGTGGGCGATCGGCGCGCTCGGACTGGCGGCGGAGTTCAAGGCGACCGTCTCCCCGATGGAGATCACGTACCGGCCAACCGGACAGAAGATCGTGTTCGAGGGACTGGACGAGCCCGAGAAGATCAAGTCGCTCAAGTTCGAGGCGGGCTACTGTGGCATCGTCTGGTTCGAGGAGATCGACCAGTTCTACGGCATGGAGGAGATCCGCAACGTGCTTCAGTCGCTCATGCGTGGCGGCGACCGGTTCTGGTGTTTCTACAGCTTCAACCCGCCGAGGAGCGCGAACAACTGGGTCAACAAGTACCTCGCATCGCCTCCTGCCGGCACGCTGGTCTACCGCTCGACGTACCTCGACGTGCCGACCGATTGGCTCGGTGAGCAGTTCATCGCGGAAGCCGAGCAGCTTGCTGAGCTCGATGAGCGGTCGTACCGGCACGAGTACCTCGGAGAGGTCGTGGGCACGGGCGGCTCGGTGCTCGAGAACGTAGTGCTGCGAGAGATCACCGACGCCGAGATCGCGGCGTTCGACCACACGTACTCAGGTGTCGACTGGGGCTACTACCCCGACCCGTGGGTGTACGTCCGGATGCACTACCAGGCGGCGCAACGGCGGCTGTTCATCTTCGCCGAGAGAAGCGGCGTAAAGCTTTCCAACGAGCAGTCGGCCGAACTCGTGAAGGCCGCGCTCAGTGACGTGAGCGGCAACGTATACCGCGAGGCGGTCACGTGTGACAGCGCTGAGCCGAAGAGCGTGGACAACTACCGCGCGCTCGGCATCGACGCAAGACGGGCGCTCAAGGGTCCCGGCAGCGTCGAGCACGGTATGAAGTGGCTCTCGAGCCGCGTCGAGATCGTGATCGACCCGAAGCGGTGTCCGTTGGCGGCGAAGGAGTTCCAGGCCTACGAGTTCGAGCGCAACAGAGAGGGCGAGTTCGTGAGCAGCTATCCGGATGCGGACAACCACTCGATCGACGCGACGAGGTATGCGCTCGAGCGTGTCATGACCAGGCGGAGCAACGTCTAAGGAGACGCCCACGTGGAAGCGCACATCAAGGAGTTCCTGAAACAGCTCGGCTTCTCCGGCGTAGGGCGTCCGATGGCCCAGCAGGTCGGGCAGTGGTGGGAGTGGTACACCGCGACGGCCGACTGGTACTCATCGACCGATATCGACACGAACGCCGGGCGCACGTACAAGGTCGAGCGTCTGACCATCAAGCCTGCGCGCATGGTCTGTCAAGAGTTCGCATCGCTCATCCTCTCCGAGGGCACGGCAGCCGCGGCGGAGGACGAGACGACCGACGAGTTCTTGCAGGCGTGGATGGAGGAGACGGACTTCTGGCCGGTCTCCCAGGGAGTTACCGAGCGTGCCTTCGCCCTCGGCACCGCGGGCTGGGCGCTCCGGGTCGAGAACGTCAAGGTCGGTCGCATCTTCCGCCGCGTCGTCCAGTCCGAGGACATCCGCGTCATCCCCGAGCGATACGACGCCCGGCATATCGTCCCGCTCACCTACGACTCCAGGCGCTGTACCGAATGCCTCTTCATCTCGAGCGTCGTCGAGCGTGGCAAGCAGCTCACGCAGGCCCAAGCCCACGTACTCAACGACAATGGAACGTACCGCATCGAGACGGCGTTCTTCGATGACAGAGGTAGGCGGGTCGAGCTGGAGAGCGTACTCCCGACGCTCGAGACCGGCAGCATGAAGCCGCTCTTCGGGTTGGCGCGCCCCGCGCTCGAGAACAGCTACGAGGACTACTCCCCGTTCGGCGTGTCGGTCTTCGACGATGCGATCGGCGCGGTCAAGCTCACCGACGCGGCGGTGGACAACATGTACCGCGATATCTGGCTCGGACAGAAGATGCTCTTCCTCGATGAACGGATGCTCACGACGGATTCCAATAACAACATCGTCGTGCCGCGCGCCCAGGACCAGCAGCTCTTCCGCAAGACCGAAGCGGGCGACGTGCAGGGCGGTAACCTCATCGACGAGTACAACCCCGACCTGCGCGTCGAAGACAACAGGACCGCACTCAGGACGGCGCTTATCGTGCTCGGTGAGCGGACGGGCCTCGGTGCTGACTACTTCGACTTCGAGTCACGCACGACGGTCGGCCCGAAGACCGCCACGGAGGTCATGGCGGAGGACAACGACTTGTTCCGCACGGTCAAGAAGCACGAGCGTGCACTCGTACGCCCCATCGTGACGATCCTCGAAGGTGCGCTCGAGCTCTACCGCACCATCGGTGGGATGTCGCTTCCGGACGCCGATGTGAACGTGCTCTTCGACGACAGCATCTTCGAGGACACCGCCTCCAAGCGGAAGCGCGACCTCGAGGACGTGGCGTCTGGCCTCATGAAGCCGTGGGAGTACCGCATGAAGTGGTATGGCGAGGACGAGGAGACCGCCAAGGCGATGACCACCTACGACGAGCTCCCGCCTGAGGAGTAGCGCGGTGCTGTCCCCCGAGGAGATCGCAGCTGTCGCCAGCCGCATCGTAGACGGATACGAGCGACAGCTCGTGGGGTCCATCTTCGACCAGCTCGTGGCGGCGCTCGGGCGTGACGGCGTGCTCTCCATCACCGATCTGCGCACACTCGAGACGGCGGCTGGCATCAACCGCGAGGCGGTCATGCGGCTCGTGGCCTCGCACGCGCCACGCATCGCAGCCGAGGTGCGATCAGAGGTCACGCGGATCATGCGCACGGCCGACACGGCCGACGTGGAGACGCTCTCAGCCGCCTACGCCGTAGGACGTGCCGGCGCGTCCGCCGCCTTCGCACGCATCGCCCAGGAGACCACCGAGGGTCTCGTGCAGATCATCGCCCGGGAGAACATCCGCATGGCGCAGCGCGCGCAGGACGTCTGGTACGACGTGACCGCCGAGGCCATCACATCGTGGAACCACGGCGGGATGACGGCCGACAAGATCATGGGCCGTGCCGTGACACGGCTCTCGCGTGAGGGATTCGTGACCATCGACTACCGCTCAGGCGTCAAGACCACCATCGACGCGGCGGTGCGCCGTCACATCGTTTCGCAGGTGGCACAGGCCTCGACGCGGATGACCGACGCACGGCTTACCGAGTACGGACATGATCTCGTGATGACCTCGGCGCACTTCGGAGCGCGCCCGTCGCATGGCCCGTGGCAAGGCCGCGTCTTCTCGCGGTCCGGTCGTACGCCGGGCTACCCGGACTTCGTGTTCGCGACCGGATACGGCACCGTGACGGGGCTGGCAGGTGCGAACTGTAGGCACACATTCGGCCCGTACTTCCCCGGCATCACCGAACTCCAGCAGCTGCCTGAGCGTGTGAACGGGCTCACGAGTGACGAGATGTACGAGGCCACTCAGAAGCAGCGAGGATTCGAGCGGGCCATCCGCGACACCAAACGCGAGATCGCCGCGCTCGAGGCTACTGGGGCGGATGCGACCGGTAAGCGGCTGCTCCTCGGCCGTCAGCAGGCCAGGCTCCGTGGCTACCTGGACAAGACCGGGCTGACCCGTCAGCGCGCCCGCGAGAAGGCCTACGCCATCGGAGCACAACCGCGCGCGCTTCGCAAAGCACGCTGAGTGACACGCACCGCACGATGAACATGCGCGGGCCGGAGCGACAATCCGGCGACCTTAGGCGCGGCGAGATACAGCCCCGCCGAGACCGACAGGCATTGGAGGACAGGTGCGATGAAGTTCAAGAAGGACGACGACGGCAAGCTCGTGCTCGACGAGAAGGGCGATCCGATCGCGATCTCCGAGAGTGGCGACGTGATCCCGCTCGACAAGGTCGTCAGCCAGGCCAAGCACGACCGTATCGAGACCGAGCGCGACGAGCTCAAGAAGCAGCTCGAGACGCTCCAGGGTCAGGTCGCAGGCCTCGAGAAGCTCTCCGGCGACAAGGAGGCGCTCGAGAAGCAGCTGACCGAGATGCGCGAGACCGCCGAGCGCGAGCGTGGCGAGCTCGAGGGCAAGATGACGGCGCGCGCGCGTGAGTACGCGCTCGACACCGCGCTTCTCGGAAGCGGCATCCCTGCCGACCGGCTCAAGGCCGCCAAGGCATACGTGGATGCCGAGAAGCTCGAGCTCGAAGGCGAGAAGCTCAAGGGCTTCGACGTCGAGTCGTTCAAGAAGGAACACGAGTACCTGTTCGAGGGCACGCAGTCTCTCGCCGGTGGCCTGCCACCGAGAGGCGGAGCCAAGCTCGACCCCGAGTCCATGTCAGTGGATGAGTATGCCAAGGCCCGCGCTGACGGGCTGATCTGAAAGGAGCACCAAGATGCCAAACACCCTTCTGACCCCGAGTCAGATCGCCAAGGAGTCGATCATCGCGCTGCAGAACAACCTCGTTGCAGCCGGTATCGTCCATCGCGATCACTCCGATGAGTTCGCCAAGGTCGGCGATACCATCACCGTCCGCAAGCCTGCGACCTTCACCGCTGCCGAGCACAACGGCTCGACGGTGAGCACCCAGGTCGCCACGGAGCAGGGCGTGCCCGTCAAGCTCGACAAGCTCATGGACGTGACGTTCGCTGTCACATCCAAGGAGCTCACGCTCTCCATCCAGGACTTCCGCGAGCAGTTCATCGAGCCCGCGGTCCGGGCGCACGCCCAGGCGATCGACAACGCGCTGTGCGCGCTGTACAAGGACGTTCCGTACTTCAGCCGCTCGGCTGATAGTACGGCGTTCTCGTCGCTCAAGTCGTTCGCTGCACCTCGCAAGGTGCTGAACGACAACAAAGCGCCATTCGCTGAGCGTCGCGCGCTGCTCGGTACGACCGCCGATGCCGCACTCCTGGGCCTCGACGCCGTCGTCAACGCGGAGAAGGCCGGCAGCACCGAGGCCCTTCGCAACGCGAGCATCGGTCGTCTGCTCGGCTTCGACACCTACACCGACCAGAACGTGGACACCCACGCGGTCGGTGGTCAGGGCACGACCGCTGGAAAGTGTGCGATCGACCTTACAGCGGGCTACGCGGCTGGTGACACCGAGATCCATGTCGACGCCCTGTCGGCAGCCCTCAAGGTCGGTGATGTCATCGAGATCGCAAGCAAGCCGTACGTCGTGACCGTCGCTGGCGATCTTGCGACCGCCGACCAGGACATCACAATCTATCCTGGTCTCGCCGCAGCCGTTGCCAACGACGCCGAGGTCGTCATCAAGAACGCTGGTGCGTCGACCGAGGAGAACCTCGCGTTCCACAAGAACGCGTTCGCCCTCGTCACCCGGCCGCTGGCCCCTCCGATGGGCGCTGCGCGCGTGGAGGCCGTCAACTGGAACGGCATCTCCATGCGGGTCGTGTACGACTACGACCGCAACCTCAAGTCCGATGTGATCTCGCTTGACTGCCTCTGGGGCGTCAAGACCCTCACGCCGGAGCTGGCCTGCCGCGTCTGGGGCTAGTCTCGCCCGCACCGCTCGCGCCCCGTCGGACTCTCCCCCGGCGGGGCGCACTGCGTCTAGTGACCTCCGTCGCACACTGACATCGACGAAGGAGGCACCACATGCCCACCGCACGACTCCCCATCGACGCTGCACACCGAGGTGCATCATGAGGCGCTACCACTTCCTCGCGCCATTCGCCTCTCCGCAGGAGGGGCCGGACTTCATGCCGGTTCATCCGTTCGACAAGGTGGAGGTCGTCCAGGGTGACCAGACCATATACCCGCCCGCGCCTGAGAGCATCTGCATCGTGAGTGTCGAGTGCCAGGAGCACACGGCGACTGCCGACCAGGAGAGCGAAGACCCGCTCTGGCCCACGCAGCGAGCGATGCTGCTCGCACCGCTTGAGGCCGCGATGACAGAGGCTGTCGCGCAGATGTCCGAGCGGTATCCGCGCCTGGGGGTGGAGGATGCCTAAGCCTGTTCCGAAGTCACTCCCACAGCGCGCCGCGAAGGAAGCTGACACGCAGTACATCGAGCGCGTGTTCCGCAAGCTCTACGGCAAGCAGAAGCGCGTCCGTCCAGTGAAGGGGGCGACCGATGCCGTACATCGCACCGAATAGCCCTGTCGCTGACTGGCGGTGCGTCCCGCAAGGCCACGGCTACGGCAACTACTTCGATCCCGTGACTGGCACCTGGGCGACCGTCACGCGCACCACGCCCAAGACGGCGCGTGTAGCCGCCGACAAGCTGGTGGACGTTCCAGCAGGATACCTCGCACTGGAGCCGTGGTCGCTCCACAAGACAGGCGGCGTGGGACTCGCTGCAATCATCGAGGAGTCACGGACGAACGCCTACCTGGACTCCTACTTCGCCGCTACCGACATCACCGCGGCATGGGCATCGGACGGCACGCTCACGCGCTCGACAGACGTTCCCGCAGTCTACGGCACGCACACTGCGAAGGTCGTGCTGACCGGCGGCGCTGGTGACAGTAACGCGATCAAGACGCTGCTCTCGCAGGAGCGCCCGTACTCGGCGGCACAGAACGTCACCACTTCCGCATGGGCGCGTGGGTCGGCTACCGGCCTGACTGTGCAGCGGTTCATCGAGGCTATCGACGCGAGCAACGCCGTGCTCGGCACCGTGGTAGCAGGCCTGACGCTCGGCGCGTGGGGGCACGGCACGCTCACCTACGCGAACCTGCCGACCGGCACCGTCAAGACGCGCTCGGGCATCCGTGCGATAGGCGTTGACGAGAACGATACCGTGACGCTCTACGCGAGTGCGGCGCAGTCCGAGGTCGGATCCTTCGCCACCTCCTACATCCCGACTACGACTGCCGCTGTCACGCGCAACGCTGACGTGGTGACGGTGCCCACGACTGGTTGGGATGCGGCGGCGGGGACGTTCGTGGCGGTTAGCGGCGCACCAGGCGGCACGAGTGCATGGGCAGCGCAGATGGACTGGCATAAAGACCAAAACAACTTCCTTGTGCTGCGTCACAGATACAACAACAAGGGTCAGACTTGTACTGCTACAGGTGGAGTCCTCGTGTATGAGACATCCACCACGGATATGGCCTATCCGTGCGTTCATGCGGGCACTTATGCGAGTGGCGCAGCCTGTCAGGACTACCGCAACGGCGTGTCTGATGCGGGGACGGTCAGCGGCACTCACTCAACGCCGACAGATATGCCAGCAGTCGGGGTTGTTGGCCGTCTTGGTAGTGACATCTACCACTGGAACGGCCCCATCGCCCGCGTCACCGTCTACGCCTCCGCACTCACCGACGAGCAACTCGCCGCCGCTGACATGACCACCGACCTGCTCGCCGGACTCGACACGGCACGGATAACGAACGAGGTGACGCTATGAAGCCCGGAGCAGTCACGGTGCCTATCGCGCTCCGCGACCTGAGCGACAGCCCCGTAGCGGGTGCGACGCTCGCCTGCACGGTAAGCATCGACGGCGGCGCGTTCGCGCCATCCACCAACACCGCGACCGAGGTGGGCGGCGGCGACTACGCGCTCGCACTCACCGCGGCGGAACGTGGCACCAGCTACTCGCGCATCAAGGCCACGGACGGCACGTACACGACGCTGGTGACCGTCACTACAAACGAGGCCATGCGTGGTACGGACGGTGCGCTCACCGACAAGACCGGCTTCTCGCTCACCGCTGCATACGACCACGCGAAGGATGACGTGCTCACGCCGCTGGCAGAGGTGGCTGAGGCTCCGGTAGCCCTCGCTGCCGACCAGCCGCTCTACGCGCCGACAACGTGGCGCGACCTTGAGGGGCTGGCGACGGCGACCGCGCTGGCGACGGTGGGCGGTGTGGTGGACGAAATCGCGGCTGACTACGCCAAGACAGGCGAGGCTGCGGCGGCGGCACAGGCCGTCATCGAGGCGCTTCCGGTGGCGGAAAGCATCCCGGCCGAGTGGGTCACGATCACCGAGGCCACGCTCGACGACGACGACGAGCCGCTCGGTGTGGCAAGCGTCGGAGGCTCGACGGCAGACGCGCTCGGGATGCGCATCGAGGCGATCACAGGCGGCGCCCTCATGAACGCCACGACCGTCGGCAACACGCTCGGCACGTACGCGCTGCCGGTCGAGCCCGGTCACACCTACACGCTCCGGTTCGCGCTCCCCGGCGCGGCCATGGCCGAGAGGACGGTCACCATTGCCTGACCTTCAGCCGCTCCCCGAACCTACCGAGTACGCGACATACGTCGCCGCTGGCGGCACGCTCTCGGAGGCCGACTTCACAGCCGCGCTCCCGGAGGCGCGGGCCGCTGTCGACGCGGCGATCTGGCCGAACGTCGTCACCGACGCGACGCAGGCGAAGTACCAGGCTGCCATTTACGCCGCGATCGACTTCATCGATTCGCCGCCGGTCAAGAGCGAGCAGGTCGGGCGAGCGCGCTACGAGTACGTAGACGTGCCGACGCTCGACCGCGTCATCCGGCGTGAGCTCGTGGGGACTGGGCTGCTGTACGCGGGGATCTAGCGTTCAGTGACGCACCGCGCACTCTGGTGGACAGGAAGCTGACCACCGGAGGGCGGTAGCGTGCCACTCATCAAGACGGATACCGTGACGCTGTACATGGCCGCCGGAGAGGTCGACCGTAAGGCGACGTACCGCAGGATCGTGCTCGCTGGCGTGCGTGCCGAGGAACGGTCAGGCTCAGTGGCAGCGATGCACGGCCGCCAGTCGACAGACGGGTTGATGCTGTTCGTCGCGTCGCTGCACGGCTACGTAGAACCCGAGTCGTATGCCGGAGAGTCCGCCACCTGGAGCATCCGCCCCGATGACATCGTGATCGCTGGCGCGTGTGATCTCGAGATACCCACCACCACCGTCAAGCAGCTCGAGGCGGCATACCGCGTCTACCGCGTGACCGGGATCGAGACACTGCGCGACCGGCGCGGACGGATTCACCACCTCGAGGTGTCCGCCTCATGAGGATGCACTTCCGCGTCAAGTCCGTGGAGACCGGAGGCGTCGAGGCAAAGCTGAAGCGCGCCAAGACCCGTGCCGTCACGCTCACCACGCTCGCCGCGATAGAGGACACGCGCCCGTACGTGCCGCGGCTCTCAGGTGACCTGGCGGGCACCGCTGACAGCGGATCGCAGCCGTCCAAGGGTCTCATCATCTACGGCTCGTCGGCGGTCCCATATGCCCGGCGTCAGTACTACGAGTTCCCGCGTAAGACGACGACATTCCATCCGCAGGCGACTACTCAGTGGTTCGAGCACTCAGCCGCGGCGAACCGCCAGAAGTGGGAGCGGATATTCGGGCAGGCCTACAAGGAGGTGATCTAGGTGGATACGACGATGACTGCAGCTTTACTCACATGGGCGGAGTCGCACCCGGCGCTCATTGCCGAAGACGGCGCGCGCTTGCCGGTCGTGCTCGAAGACTTGCCGGCCGACGGCACGGACGGCGTGATGCTCTCGACGCTCGTGGGCGAGCCGTACGTCCGGCGCTACAAGTCGGGCGGCTACATCGCGCTCTACCCCTTTGGCCTGTGGCTCCGGGTGAACGGAGGTGACACTGCCTCGCGGCTGGACGCCATGAAAGTGCTCGGTGACGTGGCCTCTAGCATCGAGAGTGGAGAGGACAAGCCCGCCTCACCCGACGGCTACGAGGTCCAAGGCATCGAGCTGAGGACGCCGCCCGTGAAGGTGGCAGCGGACGAGTCCGGTTCTGAGGACTACCAGGCGACGTTCGAGCTGACGTACCGAAAGAGAGGATGACACGATGGCACTTCTGTTGACTGACAAGTTCCAGTACTGGCTGAAGACCGGGGCGAGCGTCTTCACCCGTGTGACCGAGAACACGGTCTTCGACCCGTCCACGAACCGCAAGACGTACGAGACCAACTACAAGGACCGGGTCAACCAGTCCATCCACGCGATCTCGAAGACGACCACCATCGCCTTCGACATCGACATGCTCGAAAGCGGCGAGCTGCAGACGTACCTCGAGGCCAACGAGGACGTCATGAACGTGGCCACCGAGGTCGTCCGCGTCTCCATGCACAAGCCCGCCACGCTCCCCGCCGTCGGCTACGAGGCCAAGAAGGCCGCGTTCGTGATGAACCAGGACCCGCTCGACGGCGACGCCGCCGATCGCCTGCGTGCCCGCGGTGAGCTCACGATGACCGACATCGAGTGGACGGCCGGGACGTTCGACCCGGCGACCGCCACCTTCACACCTGAGGCATAGCCATGGGCCGCAGGGAGGACATAGAGGCGGCTGTAGCGGCCGTCGAGGTCGACATCGACAGCATGTCGGTTCAGCGGGCGTTCGCCGCTCTGGCGAGCGCCCACAGGCTCGTGGAGTCCAAGGGCGTGCATTTCGTGCTGGAGTCGTACGTCGCGGCGCTCACCACGCTGCTCGGAGCGGACGGATTCCGCGCGGCGTTCGGCGCCGATCCCAAGCCGACGGAGATCATCATGGCCGTGCCGATCGTGCTTCTCCGTCTTGATGGGGAGATGCAGCGTCTCGCAGAGATGATCGCCGACCTCACCACGACCGCCGGGGACTGACGTGAACCTGCTCGCCTCACCACTGCCTGACGCGGTCGACGCTGGCGGGGCGAGCATCCCCGTCCGTACTGGCTTCCGCACCGGCATCCAGGTGGCCCGGACGTTCGACTCCGGGCTGTCCAGCGGTGTCATCGGGCAGATGGTGCTCTCGCTATACATGCCTGGGGCGCGTGTGACCGATATCGAAGCGGCGATCGAGCGGTGCGTGTGGTTCTTCCGGTGCGGCAAACCGAAGTCCAAGAGCAGCGTCGGGCGCGTGCTCGACTGGGACCACGACGCCGACACCATCCTGGCCGACTTCCAGCGCGAGTATGGCATCACACTCACCGATCCCGCGACCCGAATGCACTGGTGGGTGTTCATGGCGCTTTTCCGCGGGCTGAGCGCCGACTCCGGTATCCAGCGCGCGATGTACTACCGCTCGCCACGCCCACGCGACTTGAAGGGCGATGCTGCCGCTCGCTTCGACGAGCTCGCGCGCACTTATGCCCTGCCACCCAAGACGCTCGAAGAAGCGATAGCCGCCGAAGCCGCGATGTGGGGTGATGACGATGCCTGACGGAAGAGTGGTCATCCAGATCGACGGCGATGACAGTCTGCTCACCGCTGACATCAAGAACATCGGACGCACAGTCGAATCGCAACTGGCAGGCATGCAGGGGTCGTTCTCGAAGGCAGGTAACGCTCTCACGCTCGCCGTCACGGCGCCCGCACTGGCCGCCGGGGGCGCGGCGTTCAAGATGGCCTCGAGCTTCGAGACCTCCATGAACATGGTCGAGCAGGCGACCGGTGCATCCGCCGAGGAGATGGCGCAACTTGACGAGCTCGCGAAGAAACTAGGCAAGGACACCATCTACTCAGCGGGCGAATCCGCCGACGCCATGCTCGAGCTCGCGAAGAGCGGCCTGACACCCGCGCAGATCGCGGCCGGTGCGCTCGACGCGGCACTCCAGCTGGCAGCAGCTGGTGACCTGGCGCTCGCAGACGCGGCGATGGTGACCGCGAACGCCATCAACACGTTCAACCTCGAAGCCGACGACGCGGCCGCGGTGGCCAATGCCCTGGCCGGTGGAGCGAACGCGTCCTCAGCGAGCGTGCAGTCGCTGCAGCAGGCACTCGCGCAGGTCGGTCCGGGCGCGACTAACGCAGGCCTCTCGCTGCAGGAGACGGTCGGCGTGCTGGCAGCATTCGCCGACAACGGCATCCAGAGCTCGGACGCCGGTACGTCGCTCAAGACGATGCTCCAACGTCTGGTGCCGCAGACCGACGAAGCGGCTGCAGCGATGGAGGATCTCGGTCTCGAGTTCGTCAACGCTGACGGCAACTTCAAATCGATCGACGATATCGCACAGCAGCTGCAGGATTCGCTCGGCGGGCTCAGCGAGGCAGAACGTGTCGCAGCACTCCAGACGATGTTCGGCTCCGACGCCACGCGCGCGGCCACCGTGCTCATGAAGGAGGGCGCGGAAGGGCTCGCGAAGTACACGCAGGCGACGAACGACCAGACAGCCGCATCCGGCATGGCAGAAGCCCGCATGAAGGGCGCGGAAGGCGCGATCGAGCAGATGGCGGGGTCCGTCGAGACCGCGGCACTCGTGGTCGGCGAAGCACTCGCGCCGGTCATCATCGACCTGGCGGGCGAGGTCGAGGAGCTGGCCGACTGGTTCAGCGAGCTCGACACCGAGCAGCAGCAGCAGATCATCCAGTGGGTGGCCATCGCGGCGGCGGCGGGCCCCGCGTTGAAGGTGCTCTCCGGCGGCATAGGCGTCATCAGGACGCTGAATGCCGTTGCGGGCAGCAAGGCGGTCGGTGAGCTCGCGGCGGGCATCAAGCTCGTAGGCGCCAACGCTGGTACGAGCGTGGGTCAGCTGACGTCGCTCGGGGCAAGCGCTACCGCCGCCACCGCAGGATACGTCGCACTCGCGGCCGCCATCGGATTCGCCGTGGGCGAGATGATCAACGGCATTCCCGCCGTGCAGGAGTGGCAGCAGGGCATCGTGGATGCCACGCTCGAGGGCCAGGACGTCGGCAGCTGGAGCGAGCCGATTACGTGGGCACTCAGCCAGGTAGCGAAGCTCGGCGCGTCCACGGCTGGCGAGACTGCCGCCTACACCGACGCGGCCGCCGCCAGGTTCCGCATACTCGGCATCGAGCTCGACGAGAACAATCGACTCACCGCGCGTGGCGAGAAACAGATGGAAGCATACATCGCCAGGCAGCGTGAGAGTGGCGATGCGGCCGCTGACGCCGCTGACAAGTACGCACGCTTCACCGACGAGATCGCGGCCGTCACAGAAGCGCAGACGGCGGGTGAGCGTGCCGACATCGCGCACGAGCGCGCGAAGCTGCGCGTGACCGAGGCGCAAGCCCGCTACAACAAAGCCGTCGAGGAGTTCGGCCCGGCATCTGATGAGGCGAAGCTCGCCGCGCTCGACCTCCGCACTGCCGAGCTCGATGTGGAGGACGCTGCCAGCCGCGCTGCAGAGGCCCAGCGCGACGTCGCCGAGGCGATGCTTGCGATCCCCCGCCGCCCGACGAGCCCTGACGGCTGGGTCGCCTACTACCAGGCCATAGGCGACAAGGCCGGGTACGCAGCTGCCCAGGCCAACCTCGCAAACCTGGCGCTCGTCAAGCGCGGCAGCACATACACCGATAAGGCGAACCCGCAGGTTCCCATCTACGGTAGCGGTGGCCACGTCACGCGACCGCACCTTGCGCTCGTCGGCGACGAGGAAGAATGGATCATCAATCCGAAGGCTCCGAACGCGATGAGCCTGTTCAGCGAGCTTGCCACGAGGATGGACTTCGCGGGCATCCAGGCCCCAGTGACCGGCGGGGCGCATCAGGCCGCGGTGTCGCCTATGCGGAGCTCGAGCGTCAGCAACGTGACCCTGGCGCCCGTCTTCCACATCGATGGCGCAAACGCCTCTCCTGAACAGATCGCCGACGCGGTCGACGCACGTCTGATCGAGTTCGTGCGCTCGGCAGAGATGATGGAGGGGTAGCCGTGGCATCTGTCCAGCAAGCCTACCTGGCCGCAGGCGGCACCGTCGTCTTGACCGGTGACCCGGCCGCCCCGGGCGTCTTCCGCCACCGCCGGCTGCGCTTCCCGGCACCACAGCCGGACGGTCGCGGTGGATGGAAGAACGCCACGCGCATCGTCGAGCTTAGTGCCGTCGGCACGGGTGCCGAGATCGACGCCGCCATCGCGTCGCTCCACCGTACATGGGTGCGCGACGCGTGGCTAGTGTTCCGCGCCACGCCCACATCAGTGCTGAAACAGGCGCGCATCATAGACGTGCTCATCAAGGTGGAAGAGTACGACCCCCTGTTGATCGCGACAGCAGGAACTGTTGAGGTCAGCATCACCCTCACCACGGACCCGCACTGGCTCGGTGTGTGGGGCAGCTGGACGCCGACACTCGTGGCGCCGGAGGCAGCGGGCCACTTCGACATCCCCGCTGCCGGTGGCGATGACGACGCACTCGTGGACCTGCGGATCTATCGCAACTACGCCACCAATGGCGTATTCGTCGGCGGCCAGCCAGCACCCACAGCTGGGTTCCAGTATGCCGACTCCTACTCCGGATCGTCGATGGAGACAGACAATACGTGGAAGCGGTACCCGGGTGCGCCTGCCATCAATGCGCTCGCCAACAGGGGCCGGTACATCCCGCTCATCTTGTCGTCCTATCTGGGCTCCGTGGCGTCGAGTACTGGTATCCGCAGCGCGGTATCGACGCTCGGCTACAACATCACCGCGACCATCCCCGATGTCACCGGAACGAACCGCACCCGCGACACGCAAGGCCAGCTCGTCGAGCTGCCACGCATCACCCTTCCCTCGGCAGGTATCCCGGAGAGCATCAACGGCGACAGCTTCACCACCAAGCACCACATCGAGGTCATCAACGACAACATGTACTACTTCTACATGTTGGCGGTCTATCGCATCCCCGTCGACTACGCCGCCATAGCCTACCGTGGAGCGTTGGGCGAGGGCGAGGGCATCGTCTATCACGGTGACACGGACACGATCCACATCGCCGACGCAGACGGCATCGGCGGCTCGATCATGGCCGCAGCCGACATCATGCGACCGCTCCGAGCCGCCCCTGGTGCCGTCACGCGCATGGTGTTCGGCCACACCGCAGAGTCAAGCTCGGGCAACACGTACATAGCCTACCGGGTCCGTCCGCGCTACCTGACGGCTGCGGGGTGATGATGTGACGACTGTCTTCGTCGCGCGCCCTGTCGTGACCGTCACGCCCAAGCATCACGCCGAGTTCAACCTTGCACTCTCCGGTGCGCCATCGTTCTCGGCGGTACGTGGCTTCGGGTACGAGCAGGCGACGATACCCTGCGAGCTCGATGACCAGCAGCGCGAGAGCATGCTCGGTGCCACGGTCAACATCCACGGGACCGGCTGGCGCGGCATCGTCGTCAGGCGCCCGGACGTAGGCGAGCCGCTGCTCGTGAGCGGGTGGGGCTGGTGCATGAAGACTGGCCGCCGGCTGGCCGACTACTGCGTGAAGGACCTCGGCAGGTGGAAAGAGCGCACGCACTACAACCGCGCGCCCGATTGGGGACTGAGCACGAGTGACGATGTACTCAGCATCAACGTGCCCCGGCACATCATCGGCACACCTGACGCGCACGAGTGGAAGATCCGTCAGCATTCCGGGGTCGCTCCGTCGTCGTGGGTGTTGCGCAACTACCGCGGCGACCTGCTCATCTATATCTCCCAGCACACCGTTCTAGCCGCTGGCGAGGTCCACGGATTCCTCTACGATTACGGTGCGAACCAATCCGCTACCAAGTTCGAGGCCGCCTTCGTTCATAACTGCGGCTCGTACGGAACCATCCGTGTTTACTCAGGCGTGGAGAACAGCGACTACAGCAACAACGAACCGATCACATGGACGCTCGAAGGCACGATACCAACGTCGGCGGGGTCGATAGTACAGTCAATCACGCGCACGCACCGCTACGTGATGGTCAACTTCGAACTGAGCGGCGGGTGGGTCATGGGCGGAGTAGCCTACGTGCGCTTCACCGGTGTGAAAGCGTACCGAGCGGTCAGCGAGGTCAACGGGTTCGTGTTCGACTTCGGCGCGGAGAATATCAAGACGACGAGCACGATCAAGGCGGCCCTGTCGCACAACGCCGGTGTCAATGCCACGCTCCGCATATTCTCCGGTGTGCGTAACACCGACTTCTCGCAGAACGAGCCGGTCACGTGGACGCCAGAGGGCTCGTACGCCACTGGCGCGATTAACAAGACCATCTCCCGCACGCACCGGTACATCCTGCTCAACTGGGAGCTCACACAGGGGTGGGACATGGCCGCCGACGGATGGATGCGCCTGGCCGACGTGCGCGTCTACGGAATGGGATTCTCCAACATCACTGCGAGCAGCGTCATCACCGACGTCATGCTGAACGAGATCGGCAACGAGTACTTTCCGGTCCCGGCTACGCAGTGGATACAGGACGACTCCACCGTCATCGAACCGCTGGAGTTCGGTAAGACGGACGCGGCCACGAAGGTGGCCGAGATCCAGAAGTACTCAGCGTACGACTTCGGATGGTACACGGAGATGGGCGTCGACGGACCGCTAGTGATGCCGCACTGGGCGCCGTGGTCGACGAAGCCAGATTACGTACTCAAGCTGTCCGAGTGCGAGAGCTACGACCTCGACGAGTCCACGCTGGACGAGCTCGCGAGCGGCGTCAACATCAAGTTCACGTATCCGAGCGGTGAGCGCGGCAGCGCCGAGTACACCGACACCGACCCGTCACACCCGTTGGTGCAGCTCGGCATCGAGCGGTTCGAGGACGTCGATGTGCAAGGCTACACGAACACCTCGACCATCGCCGATCGCTTCTTCAACGAGCGGGGCCGCCGGCAGGTGAAAGGCTCGGCGACCACCCGCAAGCTGCTCACCGCCGCAGGAGCCACTGCCGATCCGTACACCGTGCGCCCGATGCAGATGGTGCGCGTGCTCGGCTTGCAAGGCGGCGCGATCGACTGCCTCATCCACCGCGTCACGTGGCACGGAGACGTCATGACGCTCGAGCTCGACAACGAGGGCTACCGGCTCGACTCCATGCTCGCGCGCATCGCCAAGCGCCGGTGACGCGTCGCGCATCCTGATACCGATAGAAAGGGCGTGTGATCCATGAACATACACATCAGGCTTGGGAGCATCGGCGGGGCTGTCGTGGCGCTACAGGAGCGCCTGGTGGCACACGGCCACAAGACACACGTCACAGGGTTCGCCGACCAGCCCACGATGACCGCCGTTGAAGCGTTCCAGGAGGCCCACGGCATCGCCGAGCGCGACGTCGTGACCGCCGAGACGTGGGGCGCGCTCGAGGCCGAACCCGAGGCCAAGCCCGAGCAGAAGAAGCGTCCGAGGGCGAAGGAGGCCGACTGATGTATCTCGCACTCGACGCCGGACACGGACCAGGCTCCAGGACTGCGGGCGTCTACGATCCGGGCGCGATGCTCCAGGGGTACCAGGAGCACAAGCTGGCGCAGGAGCTCGTGGACGGCCTCGCTGCCGACCTCAAGGCGCTCGGGCACAAGGTCTATCTCCCGACCGGCATCTACACCAGTCGAGATGACAGAGCAAGGGCCGCCGGCGTGGACTTCTACCTGTCGCTCCACTTCAACGGCGGGCCGGGGACCGGCACCGAGGCGTTCGTCAACAGGACCTCCGCCACTTCGGCCGCCAAGGCGTTCTCCACCGACGTGTGCGCGAGGCTCGCGAAGGTGATGGGTATCCCGAACCGTGGCCTCAAGTACGCCAACTTCGCGGTGCTGTCTGCGAACAAGAGCGACGCGCTCGTCGAGGTGTGCTTCCCGGCCGACGTGAAGAAGTACCTCGCCAACAAGCACGCGGTCGAGCTCGCCATCTTGAACGCGCTTTTGAGGGCACATGGAGAGGCCGAGGTGTCGACACTGCCGAGAATCGCGAAGGAGATCGTTATGAAGGAGCCCGTGTGGATACTCGTCCACGCGCGACACACCAAGGGACGAGCGATCGTGAAGCTAGCACAGGCGCTTCAATGCGCAGTCGCCAGCCGCGACACGAACCTGAAGACGCACGC